TGAAGACGAATTCCCATATTCTGACGAAATGCTGGCGACTATTTTTAATAAGCCGCTGGCAACCGTCCGCCTGGCCCTTACGACCTTCGAGAAGTTCCACATGATCGAGAGAACCGAAAAAGGGATTTACATAACCAACTTCGAAGCGAACCAGAACAGCGAAGGCATGGAGAGAATCAGAGAACAAAACCGGATCAGACAGCAGAGACAGCGCGAAAAGAAACGCGCCCTTCTGGGAATGTCACAGCCGGAAGAAAAGTCAGAATCCCAGGAAGAACCGGCGGTTTTGCCAAAAGAAGAAACTGAAATCGTGACCGACGGCGTGACGCGTCACGTTACATCACGCGTGACAAACCGTGAAATCACGGAACAGAATAAGAATAAGAATATAGATATATATAATATATCTTCTAACGAAGATATAGTCGAAACTTCGGAAAAAAAATCCGAAGTTCCTGACCGCGAACCGGAAAAACCGAAGAAAACGGATCGGTTATCTTATGACCTGATCGTGGAAGACTTTCGAAATACCTGTCCAGCCCTTCCAGGAATCCGCGGATTGAATGATACCAGGAAGGCGAAGATCCGTTCCCTGGTGAAAGAACTGGACAAACTGAAAATCTTTCCGGGGCTGGAACCCGAAAAGAAATTACACATCATTTTCCAGGCGGCACAGAACAGTGACTTTCTTTCCGGCAGAAACGGAAAATGGAACGGTTGTTCCTTCGACTGGCTGATAAATAAAACAAACGCCTTGAAGACGCTTGAAGGCACATATCAAAACAAAGGGGGATCCGCAAATGGAAGAATCAATCCAGGAGACAATGAACAAAATGTTTCCCGACCTGATGGCACGACGAGCGCGGCGCTTGAACGGTTCCGAAGAAACGCCGGACGATCAGACACCGAAATATAATTGCCCGATTTGCCGTGATAGCGGCTGGGAAATGGTGACAGGCCCGGACGGGTACGAATTTTGTCGCCGGTGCAAATGCGGAATCTTCGAACGCCAGGCAATCGAAAGAAAACTGTCCTTCGCCACTATCCCGAAGGAGTTTGAAGGCCACACGGTCGATAATTTCAAAACCGACTGTTATAGCACGAAGGAGAATCGCGAACTGGCCCAGATGGCGAAGGTTATCGCTTCCCGGTACGTGGAACAGTTCGACGAGATCCGGGAAACCGGCAAAGGCTTATATTTTTATTCACAGACAAAGGGATCCGGTAAAACAAGGCTGGCTGTGTCTATTGCAAACGACCTGATTCAGAAAAAGATCATCGCGGCAAAGTTCGCGACCACAATTCAAATTCTGGATCAGATAAAAGCAACCTGGGGCGGCGAATGGAAGAACGAAGAAACCGAACAGAAATTGATCCAGGAAATCGTTTCGGTTCCCGTCCTGGTGATCGACGACATCGGCGTCGAAGCCGTGAAACCCTGGATCAATGAGCGTTTTTATAATATCTTAAACGGACGCATGATCGAAAAGCGCGTGACAATTTTTACAAGTAATTGCCGCATGGAAGAATTGAATTTCGACGACAGAATCATAAACCGAATTATCAAAATGGCGTTGCCGGTGCAGTTCCCGGACGAATCAATCAGAACCGCAATCGCCAGGAAGGAGAACGACGACCTTCTGGATCGTCTTCTGGGGGCGTGATTATAGCGGTTGACTTCGACGGCGTGTTATCCAGTGCCGGAAAGTGGCCGGAAGTCGGGGAACCGAACGAAGCCCTGATGAACTGGCTTTCAGATCTTCGGACTGGCGGCCACAAGGTTATTTTGTGGACGTGCCGCGTCGGGGAAGCGCTGGAAAGCGCGGTCGCCCAGTGCCGGGAACACGGGCTTGAATTCGACGCCGTGAACGATAATATACCAGAAATCGTTGAAATGTACGGCGTGAACAGCCGGAAAATAACGGCTGATTACTACATCGACGACAAAGCGGTCGTCGTTAAATTCGAGAAATGGAAAGAACATGAATGAAGCAGATAACAAGATCATTGACAAGATCGAAAAGCTGATCGCCTTATCCAGTTCAGACAATGAGAACGAAGCGAAGGCCGCCATGTTAAAAGCACAAGAGTTAATGGCAAAATATGAAATCGAAATGAGCCAGATCAACCCGGACAAGGCGAAGGAACGTCCGGTTGTGTCCTACACGTCACCGTCGTTCCGCGACGACTGGGTGGTTGATCTTGGGAGCCTGATTGCCGGAAATTTCAGGTGTCGGGCGGTTATTTCGTCAAGACGCGGATCCGGCGGAGCGTTCCGGCTTAAATTTTATGGGTTCGACGAAGACGCGCAGATCAGCATTAACATTTTCAATTACGCCGTGAAAGTGATCCGCCGGAGAATGGCGACGCTTCGGGCGATTTATGCAGAAGCCGGCCGGGAGTTTGGCCGGAATGAAAAAATGAACTACGTCGAAAGCTTTAATGCCGGACTTCACCAGAATTTCGAAGACCAGAAGAAACAAAGCGAAACCTTCGCCCTGGCTTGCCTGGTTCCGGCAGAAGTAAACGCGTTCGTTGATGAAATCCCAGGAATGGAAGAATACCAGAACCGGGAATTTGAAAGAAGCCGCGAACACGATCTTCTTCGCCAGTATGGCTATATCGACGGGAAGAATTTTCAGAACGCCGGGGACAAGGAACGCCTGGCAGAATAGAAACGGGAAGGTGGTTGAATGAATTTTGTGGAATGTAAAGAAAAGTATTTTATCATTGTGGAAGGCGAGGAAAGAGCGATTATCCGGGGAACAGAAAAAGACGCCGAAAGAAAGCGAAAAAAACTTGCAAAGTACAGCAAGGGAAAGAAAATTTTTATCTTCAAAGCCGTTGAAAGAAACTAACCCGGAAGCGGAGATCTACGAAGCTATTAACCGGATTGAATTTCAGTTCGGCAAGGAAACCCACACGGTCGGCGAAGCGAACCTGTTATTCGCCTACGAAGTCGGCCTTGACCTGTTCACGGTCTACGTGATAGCCCTTTCGGAGCATTACGGCGCGATCGTCTTCTATTTGCCGGAAGACCTGACAAGGGAAATCGCGCGGCACTTGCCGCCGGATGAAACATTCCAACGCTACATAGCGAATCTGATCGAACGCCAGGCTGGCCTTCGAAACATTAACACAGTTTTGAAGGGCTTCGGCATGGGTTGCGAAGCGGCCGCGGAAGCATTGCTTGAATTATCCGCCGCGGTCGGAAAGGTCATGGACAAACCGATCGACTATCGGGAAATGCCGAATAATTGGCTGAAAATGCACCACAAACCAATGAGACGAAAAGGAAAGGGGAGAAAGAACAAATGAACAAATGGCTGGGATCTGGCAGACTTACGGACAATCCGGTTCTGAAATATGACAGCGATCGCGCCGTATTTGCCACATTTACGATTATGTGTGTCCGGGACGGTAAAATCCCGGACGGCGGCCAGGCGGTCGATTTTATCGACTGCAAGTGTACCGGACATAACGCGGAATTCGCGAAAAACTTTTTAAGAAAAGACAAGAAGGTCGAGATTGTCGGCCGTTTGGAATCCGGGCATTATACGGAGCCTGGCGGAAGAAAAATCTATACAAAGACCGTCCGCGTCTATGAAATTAACTTCGCCGAAACGAAGGCAGAGGAAGAAACACGAAGACAGACCAGGGAAAACGAACAGGTTCCACCGCCGGCGCCGGAAAATAGTTCGTTTATGGACATCCCGGAAGGGGACGGGGAATTCCCGTTCCGTTAATGGACGACCTGAAATACAACGGTTCCGGTTATCGTGACGTTACGGCGGAACGCGCGATCCGAAAAACAGATAAACAGCCGCAGGAAGTGACCGATCTTGTGGAGATATTCAAGAAAATTGCAGATTTACAAGGCTATGAGATCCACGGCCGGATCGGCTTCAAGAATAAGCACACCGGCATAATTTACAAATAGCCAGGAAGGAAAAAGAATGATGGTAAAAACAATTTGCACTTGCGACCGGTGCGGAAAGACGTTCGATGAAGTAAATTCAAAGACAATCAAAATCGTTCCGGCTAGAGCAGAGAGAAAAAAGAAAAGTCAGGAATCGAAGAAAAATGGCCTGTTTTGTGGCCTTTTCGACTTTTTGAACAGATACACGGTAAAAGATTTTTGCCCGGAGTGTATCGAAGAAATTAAGGGATTTATCCAGAAAGGAGCGTTCGAGAGTGAAAACAGTCCTGATAAGCATTAAGGAAAAGTGGTGGAAGAAAATTCTTTCCAACGAAAAAGAACTGGAAATTCGCAAGAACAGACCGAAGGGGATTGAATATCCCTTCCGGGTGGTCTGCTATGTGACCGGCCGCGGAATCATGGGCGCGTTTACTTGTGACTATATCAAGAAAACCAACGATTACAAGGAACTTTCGGAATGTTCCGGCCTGGAACCTGGCGAATTATTCGAATACGCAAACGGGGCCAACGGAAAAACCGATACTTGTCTTTATGGCTGGCACGTCCAGGAAGGAACGCCGGTTGAATTCGACCAGGCGTTCAAGATTGACACGGCCGGAATTACCAGACCGCCGCAAAGCTGGTGTTATATTCAGGAATACACGGCGAACCTGGTCGCGTATAGCTTCGATGGCGAGACTTACGGAGCCACCTACAACAACACGAAAGAAGCCTTGAAGGACGCGATCGCGGAATTTGAGGAATTCAAGAAATGTCCACCGAAAAGAGGGATTCCGAATAAGATCTTCGTCGGCCAGTGTGAATTTTACCGTCCGTCGCTTTCAAATTCTGGTTACGACGTGATCGAAGCGGTTCAGTGCCAGGCCCAGGACGAGGGCGGCGAGTGGGCTGACGATTACCTGGACGACGCCACAAGGGAACAGATCGAAGAACTGGAAAGCGGCCTTGAAGCTGTCTTCCAGGAGTGGATCCAGAAATATAATTTTTACCCGAATTTTTATACGATCCCGGCCGCGGATGTTTACACTTACGACGGCGAACAGCTTATCCAGGAAGGGGACGCGAAATGAAAGCCCTGGTTATAATGGCCGCCGCCGTGGTATTCCTGGCGTTTATCTTCGCACTGGCCGCGGCCGCGTCGTGCAAAAGCGACGATGAAAAGAAGGACGAAGATCGGGAACAAGAAGAATGGATCTTGAAGACCAGAAAGGAAAAGAAATGGAAAATCAACAGGAAAGAATAAATAAATTTATGTCCCTTATGACCGAAGCCAGCCAGGCGACCGGGATCACCTACGCGGTGGAACAGGGACAGGCGCTTGTCATTTTTGACCTGGTAAAAAATGAACCGGTTGAACTGGAAATCGTTGTCGGAACCGAAGCAGTCCGCGAGAACGGACAGACATCGTTTACAACCTTCGACCGGTCGAATGTCGAGTAAAAAGAAAATCGGTCTGATTGATGTTGACGGACATAATTTCCCGAATATCCCATTGATGAAAATATCGGCATACCACAAGGCACGCGGCGACGATGTTTCGTGGTATCAGCCGTTATTTTCGGGACACATGGATCGGGTGTATATGTCAAAAGTATTCAGCTTTACACCGGATTATGAATATTATATCGACACCGACGAAGTAATAAAAGGCGGATCCGGTTATTGTATTTCTTTGAAGGACGGAAAAGAAGAATTCGACAAAATGAAGGACATTCCGCTTCCGCCGGAAATAGAACATATTTATCCAGATTATGGCCTTTACGGAATAACCGACACGGCTTACGGATTTCTTACAAGAGGATGTCCGCGCGGTTGCGACTTTTGCCATGTGGCCGCGAAAGAAGGAAAATGTTCGGTCAAGGTTGCTGATCTATCCGAATTCTGGCATGGACAGAAAAATATAATGCTATGCGATCCGAATATTTTAGCTTGTCGGGATTGGAAAGAATTATTGCAACAGCTAATAGACAGCAAAGCAAGGATAAATATAAATCAGGGCCTAGATATTCGATTGATGACCGAAGAAAAGGCGGAAATGATCGGAAAACTTCGCGTCGAAAGCGTTCATTTTGCCTGGGATAAATACCAGGACAAAGAAGCGATCCTTCCGAAGTTCCGGCAGTTCAAGGAAATAACCGGATGGGGAGCCAGGAAAACAAGTGTGTACGTCCTGACGAATTTTGATACTACCTTCGAACAAGATCTTGAAAGAATTTATACACTTCGCGATCTGGGTTACGATCCTTACGTTATGATTTACGACAAGGAACACACGAAAGGGAGTGATCCGGTTCGACTTCTTCAAAGGTATGTAAATAATAGGCGGATATTCCGAACAATCAGCCGATTTGAAGACTATGATCCGAAAAAAGGATAATTACATAATGGACGGAGAAAAGAAAGGAAAATCGGAGTCTTCGGGGATCCTGGACAATTACGAATGTGACGGCCAGATGTCAATTTATGACTTTCCCGAATGGCTTCCTGATTCAATGAACGAAGAAAGGAATTTGAAACATGGGAAAGAAAAATAAACGCCCGGAATACGTCATAATTTGCCGGGAATTCAATCGGGCCGCGGCCAGGATTGATATAACAGTCATAGACAAAGGCGTCACCGATCACCTGATGGACAGCCTTATAAAACTTCATTTACGCGATCCGCACAAGCGTTATTTTCTGACCTTGAAAAAGGATTTTCAGATTTACGGCGCGGTTTGGAAGAAGCAGATCGAAACGATGGACATTAAGAACAATAAAAGAATTGTCGAACTGGGGGTTGACCTGGAATGATCCACGAAAAGCAGATAATAATATTTTTTATATGCGTTATCGCCGGCGCGGTGGCGTCGGCGGCCACACACGCGATCAAAGGCTGGATCAGCCAAAAGGAGTATATGAAAATACAAAGAAAAAGGGCGTTTCGGCAATTTTTAGAACACGAAAAAAGAAAGGCAGTATATGAAGCAATGAAAAAATGTGAAATGGGCGGATGCGTGCCGCCGGTAGAACCAGACAGACTTGTGATGTTACCACCGTGGCCGGCCGGAATGTTGCGGCCTTGCCTGATTGATCCAGAAGGCAACCAGACGAAGGCGTGGTTCCATCGTTGGACTGAGCGAAGCGAAATTATTCCGCCTAGTCCTATGATTGGCGGACATTCTGGCGGCGTGTTAAAATATGCGCTTGCACTTGTGGAATTTGAGGACGGCCACGTTCGCGAAGTTGCCCCGGAACGGGTAAAATTTACAGATACGGAAATTCGGGATTGCTATTTTCCTGGAAAAATGAGAAAGCGAGGGAAAGAACATGGCGAGGAAGAAAAAGAACCAGGAAAACGCGAATAAAACCGAAGATTTCAAGCCGACACCGCTAAACGATAACGATCCAGAACTTGAAGCGGCCTATTTGAATTCTTATCCGGTGGAAGCGAAGGACATTCCGAAAGGCGCGAAGCTGATCGGCGTTATCGAAGCCCTGGCCTTCCCGGTGGAGATCTACCAGGACACCGACGGGAATTATATTTCATGTGTACAAGAAAGGTGAGGAAATGAGCAAAGAAGAAGCGGTTCAATTACTGACCGCGGCCGGATATAAAGCGAAAGTCGAAAATTCGGTCGTGATTGCCAGGGTTGAGAATTTCACGAAGAAAGAATTTGAAAAAGTCCGAAAAATCCTGAAAGACGCCGGTTATAATAGCAGTTTCGGGATCAAGGAATCGAAAGGGGAAGAAAAGAATGTCCGGGACGAAGAATCCGCCGAAATTTAAAGCCGGCGACACGATAAAATGTCGGGACGCGGACGACGCGATCAGGATGTCCGAAGAACTTCTGAAAGCTGGAATCTATACCGATTTTCTTTATTACAAAGACGGAAAACGGGGCTTGTGGCTGGAAGTGGTGAAAGATTATGAAAACGGTTGATTTGACAAAAAGTTTGTTGTAAAATAAAAGGACGGAACGCCGTTTCCGACTTCTCCGCCCACAAAACCTTTAATAATCATAGCACGAAGCGGCCGTGATTGCAAGGGGAAGTCTAATGGCGAAACCGTCTAATAACAACGAAAGGAACCTTTTTAGAGACATTGACCTTCAAATTATGTTGTGTAATGAGAGAATCAAAAATCACAGAAGGTCGATCGACAAGATCAAAAAAATGTGTGGGTGGAATGGCCCTTCTGGCGTTGGTGGAATTGACTATTCGAAAGAGTCTTCGCCCAGCACTCACATTTCTTTTCTGGAAGGGCTGGAACTGATCCAGCGCGACGAAGCGAATATCCAAACACTGACAGAGGAACGGAAGGAACTTCGCCGGAGTAAAAAACGCGTGCAAAAGATTTATTCGAGTCTGACCGGATACGAAGAAAAAATCTATTACAACCGCGTGATTTTGAAAGAAACACAGCAAAGAACCGCCGAAAAAATCGGTCTGTCCGTCCGCCAGGAACAGCGGATCGAAGGGGACATGAAAGACCGTGGCTTGATCTGAAAATGAAAATTTTTTGAAACGAAAATTTTTCAAAAATTTGAACCGGTTTTTGAAAGACCGAAAGTTCGAAAAACCCAGTAAATACACGGGGAAGTGTAAAAATACAATGTCGTATTTCATGTCGTGTTTTATGTCGTAAAAATGTCGTAAAAGATGTCGTGGAAATGTCGTGTTCCCGTGTGCTATAATGTGTATGTTGATAAGTGGATCAATAAGACCTTCGAAAAGGCGTCGCAGAAATGCGGCGCTTTTTTCATGCCTGAAAAAGAAAGGGGGCGTAAACGATGAACACGGTCGAACCGATCCGAGACATGGATCTTGTTATGGATCTGGCCGACTATCTGAAATCGAACAACGAAAGAGATTACGTCCTTTTTATGTTCGGAATTTATACGGGCCTTCGAATTTCTGACATCCTAAAATTTCGCGTGCGCGATGTAAAGGGGAAAGACGCGGTTTATATTCGAGAGAAGAAAACCGGGAAGGAAAAGCGTTTCCCGATAAACTCAGAGTTACGGCCAGTTATCGACGAATATATTTCCGGGAAGCGTGACTTTGAATATCTGTTCCGTTCTCCGAACTATCAGAACAAAGCAATCACACGCCAGCAAGCCTATAACATATTATCGGCGGCCGGCCGGAAGTTTGGCCTGGACAGCATAGGAACGCACACCTTACGGAAGACGTTCGGCTATCATATGTACCAGCAGACACACGACGCCGTGACACTGAAAGAGATCTTCAATCATGCAGACATAAGCGTCACACTTCGGTACATCGGGATCAACCAGGACAACAAAGACAAACTGATTAAGGGCCTGACCTTCAAGCATGGCCGCAAATAAAAGAACACCCAGACACGCCTTGAAGACGCGCGAAGAATGGGAAGTTCTTTTTCTTTTTGCCCTGTACTTGACACAACGGGCGCGTGACAAGTGACGGTGTAGCCTTTTGTTCGCACTATAATGAAAGCGGACGTCCGCCGACCATTTGACACAATAGTAAGATATGACAAGAGGGGAGCGACCGACGGGGCGACCGGACATGACAGTTTTTTGAGAAAAAATCCCGAAAAATTTTTAGGTTCTTCCGCCGGACAAAATTTTGTTGCGGGTCTACGAGGCCCAAAATCTTCCCAGATACAGAAAAAAAATAACGAAAGTTGCCGTTTCCGTTTCGGGCGGCAGAAAGGGGGCCAGGTATGGCAAAACAGGAAACAGAATCAGCGAAAGTCACGGATATAGACAGCCTGACCGTATCAGCGGCCGTCCTGGGGAATATTTTCGGAGTCACCGACCGAAGGATCCGCCAGATGGCAGAAGAAGGAATCATCGTCCGGGCGGCGAAGGGACGTTATAACCTGGTCGATTCCTTGAAGAACTATATTCTTTCGCTGAAACTGGCCGTTGACAGCAACGACAGCGATAATCCAGACGGTGAACTGAACTTCGAAGAAGAAAAAGCCCTTCACGAAAGAGTCAAACGCCATATTTCAGAAATGAAATTGCAGACCATGAAGGGAGAGCTTCACAAGGCGGACGACGTTCGCCATGTTATGACCGATATGTTATCGTCCTTCAAAACAAGAATGATGAACATTCCGGCCAAAGTCGCCCCAGTCCTGGAAGACCGCGACGCCGGTTACATCAAGGAACGTCTGACGTCGGAAGTCACGGAAGCGCTGAACGAATTAAAAGACTACAATCCGGCTGATTTTTATAGTGACGAATACGTGGAAGGTGAAGACGATGAACAAATCTGACCTTCAAATCGACTTTAAAACGGTGAAATTGTTCCGCGAGATCGCCCAGATTGTGGCGCCGCCCCCGATCCTGACAGTTAGCCAGTGGGCCGACCGGTACAGAAAACTTTCGGCAG